ATGCCACATCTTTACCAAGACGATAGTTTAGCTTTGCACACGGATTTGTACCAAATCAATATGATGCAAACCTATTTTGAACTGGGACGACACCAACGTAACGCAGTTTTCGAAGTTTTTTTTCGAGACATGCCTTTTGACAATGGCTATGCAGTTTTTGCAGGGCTTGAACGTATGGTGGATTATCTGAAAAATCTCGCATTTTCTGAGACAGACATTGCATATTTACGTGAACTTTCTTACCCAGATGCTTTTCTGGATTATTTGAAAAATCTTCGGTTTACGGGAACTGTCCGTGCAATGCAAGAAGGCCAACTGGTTTTTGCTAATGAACCAATTGTGCAAATTGAAGGTTCATTAGCTGAATGTCAATTGGTCGAAACGGCGATTTTAAACATTATCAACTTCCAGACATTAATTGCGACCAAAGCTGCCCGGATTAAATCGGTAATTGGAGATGATCCCTTACTTGAATTTGGAACGCGGCGTGCGCAAGAAATGGATGCGGCAATTTGGGGGACACGTGCAGCCATTATCGGAGGAGCTGATGCCACGTCTAACGTTCGTGCGGCCAAAATTTTTGGGCTTAAGGCAAGTGGCACACACGCTCACTCATTAGTACAAAGTTATGGTAACGATTATGAGGCCTTCAAGGCCTACGCAAGCACACATCATGATTGTGTATTTTTGGTTGATACCTACGACACCTTACATTTTGGTGTACCTGCGGCAATAAAGGTGGCACGTGAATTTGGTGACAAGATTGATTTTCAGGGAGTGCGAATTGACTCGGGGGACATGGCTTATATTTCTAAGAAAGTTCGTCAACAATTAGATGATGCCGGATTTATGGATGCAAAAATCTATGCATCAAATGATTTGGATGAATCCACGATTCTCAGCCTGAAAATGCAAAAAGCAAAGATTGATGTTTGGGGGGTAGGAACAAAACTTATCACGGCTTATGATCAACCTGCTTTGGGTGCTGTTTATAAACTTGTTTCAATTGAAGATAACAATGGTATCATGCAAGATACCATTAAACTTTCAAGCAATGCTGAGAAAGTTTCAACGCCTGGTAAAAAACAAGTATGGCGAATTACTAAAAAAGCTGATGGTAAGTCAGAGGGAGATTATGTTGCATTCAGTGACGAAAATCCTGATTTGGATGAGGAAATATATATGTTCCACCCACTCTATACTTATATCAATAAAAATATTCGAGAATTTAATGCAAAAGCACTTTTAAAGCCAATTTTTGTGAAAGGAAAGTTGACCTATAAATTGCCTACCTTGCAAGAAATCAAAGATTTTGCAAGAGAAAATTTGAATGAACTTTGGGATGAATATAAACGTGATTTGAATCCTCAGCCTTATCCCGTGGATTTATCACAAAAGTTATGGGATCACAAAATGGGGTTAATTTCAGAGTTACGACAAGCAGTGTCAAAGATAAAACTGGATTGAACATTGTCATAGATATGAGCAAACTTGAATTATTCAGCTGACAAATGGACTATTAACTAGCAAGGATTTATCAAAGAAATTTGGAGAAAGAATGAGCTTACAAGAGCAAATTATTAAGGAACTCGGTGTGAAATCCGAGATTGATGTGAAGGCTGAAATCCGTGTATCGATTGACTTTTTGAAAAGTTATTTAAAAAAATATCCTTTCTTGAAGGCTTTTGTTTTGGGAATTTCAGGTGGCCAAGATTCAAGTCTGACTGGACGTTTGGCTCAGCTTGCAATGGAAGAAATGCGAGATGAAACGGGTGATGTGGCTTATCAATTTATAGCTATCAGATTACCTTATGGTGTTCAGGAAGATGAAGTTGATGCGCTACGAGCCCTTGATTTTATTAAGCCTGATAAGAGTTTAACCGTCAATATTAAAACTGCAGTTGATGGGCAAGTTGAAGCTTTGAGATTAGCTGGAATTGAAATTTCCGATTTTAATAAAGGAAATATCAAGGCACGTCAAAGGATGATCACACAGTATGCAGTGGCTGGGGAATACAAAGCAGCTGTACTTGGCACTGATCATGCGGCAGAAAATATCACAGGTTTTTTCACAAAGTTTGGGGACGGCGGGGCTGACTTGTTGCCAATTTTTAGATTGAATAAACGGCAAGGAAAAGCTTTATTGGCAGAATTGAGCGCAGATTCAGCAATTTATGAAAAAATTCCGACGGCGGACCTTGAAGATGGTAAACCGGGCTTAGCTGATGAGGTTGCACTAGGTGTGACATATCAGGAGATTGATGATTATACTGAGGGAAAAACTGTTACTCCTGAATCTCAAAATAAAATTGAGGCATGGTGGAATAAGACTCAACATAAGCGTCATCTACCAATTACTATTTTTGATGATTTTTGGAAATAAAGCAATATTATATAATACATTAATCTTTTATACTGTGTTTAAACTTTTGCTACAAATCTTTGTTTTCAATGTGTTGTTTTCTCAGCAAGCCTTATTGTGCAGTTGAAGGATGTTAAAAACCTTTAGAGAAATTATCCATTTCTTCACTTAAGATTCAATTATATTTGAAAAAATTAATTGTTAACGCAATCATAGAAGGAGAACTGCTCGCTGGCGACAAAATAAGTTTATTATATCTGTCAGGTTGGCTATATGCTATAATGTACGAATGGAAAAACAAAAACTGTAGAACATCTGTGTAAGGTATTCTACAGTTTTTGTTTTTCTTATATAACTTAAAAGGGGCAAAAAAGGGGCAATTTAATTTAAGTTATCAAGTGCCTCGATCACGCTTTTCTTTGCTTTTTGGGTTACGTGATTGTAAATTTCAAGCGTCGTCTTTGAATTTGAGTGACCAACTCTTTCCATAATTGCCTTGATTGGAAGATTCAGCTCAGCTAAAAGCGATACATGTGAGTGTCGGAAAATGTGAGTTGAGAGATTCTTATCTATTTTTAGATTTTTCCCAGCTTTTTTTAAAGCCAAGTTAAAAGCTTGCATTGAAATTGGAATCTTAGACGAGTGTGAAATAAAAATATAGTCGTCACCATTAACACTTTTATGATTCAAAGTATCTTTTTTTTTAACCTCTTCAAGTAGCTCAATTGCTCTTTTAGAAAGATCAACTGTCCTAAATGATGAACTATTTTTCGGCGATTGTTTAACATGTCTTTCTAAGTTCTTGATATATGGCCCTAATGTTCCTGTAACCTCTATAGATTTCCCGTTAAAGTTTGACCACTGAAGTGCTTGGAGTTCTCCAAATCGTAACCCCGTTAGATATAGAAACTCTGTAATCAAAGCGTACATGATTGAGTTTCTGCTATTAAAATAATTAACGATATCTAGTACTTCATAGCGTTCAAGATAGTCCGCATGCACTTTTTTATCTGAACTTTTCCGTTTAAGCGTTATTTTTTCAATTGGGTTTGAATCAATATACTCGCGTTCAACAGCATAGTTAAACATATTTGAGAGCATTGCTTTAATTAAATTAGAATAGTTTAAAGAGTAGGTTCCGAGAGTGTAAATTTTATCGAAAAAATTCAAAAATGCTTGTTTATCTGCTTGCTTAATTAATGTATCTTTATCAATAATTTCGAAGACCTTTTTGAAAGAAGTCTTGGCTGAAACAACACTACGAGGTTTCGAAGTTTGCTCATATCTTAACAGCCATTCATTGTATAGCTGCTCTAATGTCATCTTAGCAAGATTAGAAGTGCTAGTCGAATACTTATCTATTTTCACATTTAATAGTGCTAGCGCTTGTTTCTTTGCTTGTGGTGAATCCTTTTCTAAAGTAACAGATACTTTCCTTGCTTTATCTGTATATGGGTCAATCACTCGCTCAACGTATTTAAATTTTCCATTTTCTAGCTTTTCAATCCACATATTTTTACCTCGTTTTGTGATAAAATAAGTACAGTAAAACGCACAGCCATGTGTGTGATACGTACCATTAGGTGAAACCGCTCTCCGTCTCTAAACTGAAGCGGTTTTTATATTACCAATTGCCTTGCTTATACTTTGCATCGACAGAAGTTAACCCATCAATATGTAAAGCTAATGAATCTTTTATTGGATGACCAAGAGGATCTAACACAAAATCTATTCCTTCTCGTCTCGCAAGCTTTGCTGCTGGGACAAAATCACTATCACCAGCAATCAGAATAATTTTGTCAACTTGATGTTTTAAACTTAAAGTTGCTATATCAAGTCCGATACGCATATCTACGCCCTTTTGTTGTACACTAAAAGATAGATTCTTTTGTTTTAAATCTTCTATTTTTATATGACCATTAAATAAAGCTTTTGTAGTGTCTTTATTTATAGAGTAACCTGCATTACCGTCACTTAGTTCTCCAAATCTTAGCGCAACTTTTCTTTTGTGTGCCAGTTCTTCGAAGAAGTCTCTTGCCCACTTACTACTCTCTAATTTTAAAAAGTCAACATTTTCATGGGTTAATGGGTTATAGATTACCTTATCACTAGGTTGGCAGTCATAATAAAAAATTCGATATAACTCATCATAAGTTTTTATACCATAGTTTTTATCAGATAAGTGTCTATTACAGTAACTATAAAGTTCGTCTGCTCTCCCAGATGAGCTCTTAGGCCCCATTACTTTATTAGAAACTTTTCTATAAAATCCGCCATCAATTAATATTGCCACTTTTTTCATTTTATCTCCATGTATAAAAAAATCTCTTGACCTTAACTGATCCCATAAAGTGGGGAGTTGACTATCAAGAGATACTTTAACATATTAAGCATACTTTGTATGCTTTTATATTCTAACAACTCTTGATTAATTTGTCAAACAAAAAGGTTGATTTTTTTTGCTATTATTCTTTAAATCGTTACTTTAAGTAATATCTTGCAACAAAATATTACTTGTTTTTTAAAAACAACTTATTGGACTAATATTTCATAATTCGTCGTTTCAAATTTAAGCCAATTTTTTACATTCTTTCAAAAACTAGTGTAGCTTGGATACGATCACCACCACCAAAGCCCTTGCTTCCACTACTTGTCGTTGAAATAGTATGTAATCTATAACCTTGTGCTGCTTGCTTATTCAAGATATCTTCAAGCTCACCAAGATTTTTTGAGCCTTTTCCGATAAGTTGCTCTTTTAAAACAACTTGTAAAACTTTGTAATCCATTTTTATATCTCCTAAGCTTTTATCGTGAATCCAGTCTGCACGTTTTTAACTAAAGTTATAATTTTCAACCCACTTTTCCTCTAAGGCTGCACGGATTTTTAAAATAGAAGTTTTTATCTATGGTTGAGCATACTCATTACCTTTTGGTGCGAGTTGGTATCCAGATGTTTCAGCGTCACTTTGGCTCATGTAACCATAATTACCTGGATTAGTAACTTTCGAATAGTACAATCTACTTGTGCTTTTAGTAAATACCATACCATTTCCAGCTGTTGACCAACCATCACTAATAGTATATGAATTATTTGCAGGATCCGGAGCAGCGGCTGGAGCTGGATCCGGAGCAACAGTAACAGCGGGTGAAACAGTTGCCGCTACAGGATCTGAGCTAGGAATAGTTGTTGAACTAGGTGCAGGTGCAGAAGAAGTTGAAGATTCTGATGATGAGGTACTTGAACTAGCCTCAGAACTTGAACTACTTGAAGAATGCTTAATTTTAGAGCTAGAGCTAGAACTTGATACTTGTGAACTTTTAGCGGATGAATTATTTTTCCCATTAATGGTACTAGCATATCCAGAAAATCCAATTATGGAAAGCAAAACAAGTGGAATAATGGCAATAAGCCATAGCTTATTGTTGGTTTTTCTATAATTAACAATTACTAAATAGACGCCAACTAGACATGTAATTGGGAAAAAAATGATAGCTAAAACCCAAAACCACCACTTTTTATTGATCGGTGTTTTTTTCATAAATTACTCCTTGCCATTTTAGTGGTGGCAAACACATGTTATACATAATCAAGACTATAAAAGCTTTATGCTAATATTTCTCTGATTATCACCAAGTAAGATAATTTTATCAAGGTTAAAATTAAAACTACTTAGCTCCTCCTAATTAAGAATAGTTCCTCCTAGCCAACCAAGGATTGGTTGAATTTATTTATTTTTATTTAAACTACGAACAACCGTAGTTGTAATAACACCATTAATATAGCCAATTGTGGCAACTCCTATAATCATTAGAAATATTCCTAATATCTTTGTTGACGCATGAGTTGGAGTGATGTCTCCGTATCCAACAGACGTCATTGTCTCAACGAGCCAATAGATGCCATCAATAATAGACTTATGCTCAATCTCATCAAATATATATACATTAGCAATAAAGTAAATTAATAAATAAATGGCAAGCTGTTTGATGGTACCTATGCTGAAGAAGTTCTCAACATTTATCTTGGCTGAAGTTTCTTCAAGTCGTTTTAGCTTGACTAGACGTGAAACTCGAATTAATCGAAATATTTTAAGAATTCCAAAATTTGCCACTGGAATACAAGCAATAATATCAAGAGTGAAATGCTTAAAATAATTATTAATTGATTTTTTATCTTCTGAATTTATCCAAATTCCGGTACCTACAACCAAATCAAAGATAAATACTCCATATACAGACCAATCTAAAATTCCTGGTAGCTGCTCAAAAAGTGAAATTAAAGCGAGAATAACAACTGAAATGATGTAATAGGGACTATTATAAATTTTTGTAATCATGCGACCACCATATCTCTAACAATCTCAAGCGGATTGTGAATGTCATAATCACAAATTCGATGACTATCTTTGAAATAAACTTGAAGCGGATTTTTTATTACATTTTTTCAAAGACCATCGTCGCTTGGATACGATCACCACCACCAAAGCCCTTGCTTCCACTACTTGTCGTTGAAATAGTATGTAATCTATAACCTTGTGCTGCTTGCTTATTCAAGATATCTTCAAGCTCACCAAGATTTTTTGAGCCTTTTCCGATAAGTTGCTCTTTTAAAACAACTTGTAAAACTTTGTAATCCATTTTTATATCTCCTAAGCTTTTATCGTGGATCCTTTCTACACGTTTTTTAACTAATTAGTAATTGCTTAAACTCTCGTTCAGCAAGTTCGTAAAAATTAACATCAAGATTGAAGTATTTAAGGAAACTCTCAATGTTAATCGAATCTGGTTTATTGTCATATGCAGACAAGTAAGCCTCACAACGTTTATGAATCATGTATTGGTTAGCTTTAGCTTCCTGAATCATTTTCAAATGCTCGGAGGATAACTTTGTAAGAATATCTTTATTTAAAGCATGAGCGGTTTCATGTAAAATAAAGTTAATAGTCTCCTTTTCTGTTAAGTTATCAGATAGGAAAATAATCTTATACTTGTCTATGTAAATGCCAAATTTTTCATCCTCAAAATGGCACCAAAATATTTTTACTCCTAAAAAATTGAGTAAATCCTTATACGTCATAACATTCCATTCTCCAAAAGTGATTGTAGTTGGTCTTTGACAACTTTTTTAGCACCTTCTGATAATTTATTTCCTTGCCACGCGACATTACGATCTAAAACATCATCAATTTCAAGAAGTTTATCTTGGCTAACTTTAATTTTTCCATAGACTAAAGTGTCCATTTCAACATCTAAAACTTTGGCAAGTTGCTCAATTTCTTCAAGTTTTGGAGAATTTATACCACTCTCCCATTTAGATATTGCTGACTCTGACTTTCCCATTTTTAAACCGAGCTCTTTTTGAGTAAGTCCTGCTTTTTCTCTGTAGAATTTAACGTTTCTATCAAAAATCATTTTTCTTTGTTCTTCTGTCATGAAATTATTATATTCTTAACTTGATTTATTTGCAATAAAAAAGTTGCGAAAATATCACTAAAAATAAAATATCTTGATTTTATTGCAACTTTTGACTTGCGAAAAAATCAAGTTTATGATAACATTAATTCATCAAGCTAAACAGCTTTCTTAGCAAATCGGTAGTTCGACTGCAAATAAGATGACATATAAGGTTTCTTCGGAGTAAAAGTGCCCTTTGCTAATAACTTGAAATAATAAAGAACCGAGGAATGCGATGAGCAAGACTTACAAGCCTTTAGACGACCTTCTAGGTGAGTCTGGAATGAAATTTACGACCATTTCAGAACGAATCGGATTAACTTCTAATGCGTTTTACAGGGTTCGCGTGAATCCACGCAAGTTGACTCTTGAAAAAATCCAGCGTCTAGGATCTGTTACAGGTATAGATCCCGATAGGATTTATCAAGTATCAAAAAATTTTACAGAATAACTTGATATTATCGCAAGTTATAAAAGATAAATATGATAAACCCAAAAGAACCTAATATCGAATGTACCCAAAAATGAACAATAGAAAGGAAACGAAAAGAAGCCCGATTTTTGGGCTTCAAAAATACGAAAATAATTACATTAAGAATGAAAGGAAGAAAAAACTATGTCAATTAACTTATATGAGCTTAATTCAGACGATTGGGCAAGCGATTCAAGGCTAGCTGAAACATTCGGTGTAAAGATAGACACCATGCGAAAAAAGGTTAGAGCATTCGAAGCAAACGATCCAGAGCATGTCATTAAGATAGGCAGTCGGCTTACATTCGTTCCAGCGTTCATCGCTTGGTCGGAGTACGAAAGGAAATATCGAAATGTATCACGAAAGCCTAAGTTTGAGTTTGAAAAATGACAACAAAAAAAGCACCTCTGCAAAGGCGCTTCAAAAACAACTAGATAAGGATATTTTAACAGAAATGAGAAACATTATCAAATCAGACAAGGACTTCATGAAGAACCTTGTTAACGAATATGCAGAAAGCCTAATGGCTCACGGTATGACTTATGAATATGCAAAGAATGCAGCTCGACTAAAGTATTGGTACGCATGTGAATTCTATGATGGCTTAAAGTATTGGCAGAAGAACAATACCGCTCAACTAAAACAAGACATTCGCCGAATTTTCATGGGCGAACAAAAAATATTAAAACGTGAATTGATAGGAGCTTAAAATGGCAAATGAAATTGATATTTATGATGCAAAACAGCTAAACACTGCAACAATAAAGAAATTCTTAAAAGGTGGCGGGAATGCTAGTGACGAGGAACTTGCAATGCTATTAGCAATTTCTAGAAATCAAAACTTGAATCCATTCATGAAAGAAGTCTACTTTGTTAAATATGGTTCTTCTCCAGCACAAATCATAGTGAGCCGTGATGCTTATCGAAAACGTGCGCAAGCTAATCCAAATTATAAGGGGTCAGAAGCAGGTGTGATCGTACTTTCAGAATCAGGCGAAATTAAGGAACGAAATGGAGCATTCAAAGCACCTAATGAGGAACTGATTGGTGCTTGGTCAACTGTCTATTTGGCAAATGCGGACATACCTATTCATGTGGCTATCTCTTATGATGAGTACGTTCAAATGAAAGACGGTAAACCTAATTCAATGTGGGCAAATAAACCAATGACAATGCTTACTAAAGTTGCAGAATCACAGGCATTACGCATGGCGTTCCCGAGTGAATTCTCAGGTACGTATGGAGAAGAAGAGTTTGACATTCCAAAAGATGTTACGCCTACAGATGACGATCGTTACAATCGTATGGAAGAAATTAAGAAAAATCTTTCAAATGCTAAAACACTTAAAGATTTAAATGATTTTCATAAAAGCTTAACAAAGCAAGAAAAATCTACTTACGATTCTCGATTCGAAGATGCAAGAGAAAGAATATTGAAAAGCTCAGAAGTTCTAAGTGGAGAAGTTATTGATTCAGATTCTGATGTTCTTAATGTGGAGGACTTCTAATGCAAGAAATAGCAGTGAATTATATTGCAGCAAAGATTGATGTTGTTGACCGTGAAAGTTTTGAAAAACAGATAAATGAAATAGTCAAACGATACAAAGGTTACCAAGTATCAGTCGAATCAATCAAAGATGATAAGGCTACTCGAGCAACGCTCAATAAGTTAATTAAACAAATCAGCGATCGACGAATTGAAATTAAAAATGAATTTAATATACCACTTAAAGATTTTGAATCATGGGTAAAAAAAGCAACTGATCCGCTTGAAAAAGTAGTTGAATCAATTAATTCGGGAGTGAAAGAAGTTGAAGAAAATATTCGACAACTTTTGACAGGTATTATCCGCGCTCAATTTGAGATTGCTACGAAAGATACACAGATTGACCCTAGAATCTTTGAAATAAACATACCAACGCTTTGTAAGTCAAGCTATTTTAATAGTTTAAACGAGCCAAAACAAGCCTTATTGGATGAAATCAAAGTGTTAGTTGACCGCGAAAAAGCAAACATGGCACGTTTAGAATCAGATAAAAATACAATTACTAGTTTTGCCTTTGATAATAACTTACCTGATACGCCATATCTGACAATGCTTGATCAGGGTGAAGAACTAAACTTCATTCTTGAAATTTTGCAAAAGGATATCAAGGCTGAAAAAGCTAAGAAGGAATCAGAGGAAAAGAGAGCAGTTGAAGAGGCAAAGCGAAAAGCTGAACTGTTAGCAGAACAAGAACGAGAATATGTAACAAAACAGCTTGAATCTGAAATGGGAATGGTTCCAGAAGAATCCGAAAATGATGTAAAAAATGCCGAATTCAAAGAAATTGTACCTGAAAACGACCCAATCGTTTCAAAAAGTATTGAAAAATACCATTGCACAATTGACATCATTTTCGATTCAATTGAAGAAAAAAATCGGTGGAAAGAAGTAATGGTCGCAAATGGTTTTGGAGACTTCCATGCCTTGAAATTTGAGAAGGTACAGGTAACTGAATGATTAATAATGTAACGCTCGTTGGACGATTAGTAAGAGATCCAGAGCTTAAATACACAGCTTCTAATATCGCTAACACAAAAGTAACACTTGCGGTTAACCGAAGATTCAAAAATGCGACAGGTGAACGTGAAGCTGACTTTATCAATCTTGTTTTGTGGAAGCAGAACGCTGAAAACTTTGCGAATTGGATGCATAAGGGTGGACTTGTCGGAATAGTCGGATCTATCCAGACTCGAAATTATGAGAACCAGCAAGGTCAAAGAGTTTACGTGACAGAGGTACTCGTAGATCACTTTCAAAGCCTTGAAAGTCGTCCTGAAAATCAATCTAATCAACAACATCCTAGGCAACCAGCACCAGTACAAAGTCGACAGGAAAATCCATTTTCAAACAGTAAGCCTATGGATATCTCAGATGACGAGCTTCCCTTCTAATAATTTTTGATAGGAGAAAATATGAATTACCAAAAATATAAAGAAATAATTTCTACACACAATAACTATGCACAGCCAATTATCTGCCTTATTCACCTGACAGCTCATGAGAAAACAAGTGCTTATGAATTAAGAGAACTATATGGATTCCTTGACCCAGCAAAGCAGATAAGCATTTTGAAGACTGCTTATGGGATCAAAATTTATAAACACAATATTCAAGTGGTAAACCGTTTTGGACGTAAGGTACATACAAAGGAATACTCACTTGAGCAACTTGATGGATTCACGGAGGACATAAATGGTTAGGCCTGAAAAAATTGGCCTTGACTATTTCCCGCTTGATGTTGATATATTTGATGACGAAAAGATAGAAGCTATTGCTGGGGAGTTTGGCTCAAAAGGTGAAATTGTAGTTGTAAAGCTGCTGTGCGCGATTTATAAAAAAGGATATTTCGTACAGTGGAGTGATTTAACACAAGCTCAACTTTTAAAGCGACTCCCAGATATTACAGATGAATTGCTAAAAAAGATAGTGAACCGCTTGGTTAAATGGGAGTTCTTTGATAAGGACCTGTTTGACTCGGAGAACGTACTAACAAGTTTGCATATTCAAGCTAATTTTTTCGAAGCAACAAAGAGAAGAAAAACACCAAGACCGACTCAATATATCATTAATGTTAACAATAATTCAGTTAATGTTAACAATAACCACGCTACAACTGGGGTTAATGTCAACATTAGTACACAAAGTAAAGTAAAGAAAAGTAAAGTAAATAAAAGTAAAGAGAAAGAAGAAGAACCTTTAAAAACAAACTCGCTCTTTTCAAATTATTTTGACTTATTTACTTCTCTTTCGAAAAAAAATCTAAGTAAAAGAGCAATGGCTACGCAAGAGTTTTTGAAGCTCCCTAGCTTTGATCAAAACTTTGCAGTAACAGGAGCTAGAAATTATTTGACTTGGTACTTGAAATCAAATCCTGATGATGTAGACGGTACGTATAGTATTAATGCTTACCAGTTTATTAAAGAGATGGAATTCAAAAATTATCAGACAATACCCGAGATTAAGAAAAAAAAGACCGGCTACGATTCTGCACGTGAGAAAGTGATACCAGTACCTGAATGGTCAAATCCAGACTATGCTGAAGAGGCAACAGATGAAGAAGTAGCAGAATTTAAGCGTCAACTTGAAGCGCTAGGAGATAAAAATGAAAGCAAATAAAAAAATCACAGGTGAATTTACACAAGGATACCCCGAGGCTGTCCGTCCGATGGCCGAGTGGCTGATGGATAATGACTTTGCGTTTAAAGTAGACGGCCTTAAATTTACCGTCGCAAACATGTCAGATACTACTTTCGATAAAGTTTACTCAAAAGGTAAGGAATTTGACAATTCTGCAAGTCCACAAATGGATTTATTTGAACAATCTGAACCAAAGGACGTTACACCAGAACTAGAATTACTTGAAACTTCTGACGATACGATTGATGGAGATTTTGAGGAGGTCGAATGAATAGACCTGATATTACAAAAAGTCTGAGTGATCTTGTGAGGACTAGGTTGAAAAATACATGCAACTTTTGGGCAGAAGAAGTGAATTTAGATTATTCAACTAAAAGAGTTGATTTTGTTGGGTTTTCTGCAAGAAATGGTGTATTTGCAAGAGTTTCAGAAATTGAACATGGGGCTTTTGATTTTTATGAAGTAAAAAGTTCCATGAATGATTTTAATTCAGGACACGGAAAAAATTGGGAAGGTGATCGTAACTACCTTGTTTGTGAGAGAGAATTAGCAGATGAACTTTACTCAAAAATGCTTTTACCACAAAATACAGAAGTCCTTTGTCCTAACAAGCCTCGTACAGCTCTGGTTACAGCTTACAAAGATTATCAATCATCAAAACGAACAAAAGCAGCAAGTGAGATCCTTTGGAATATGATATGCGCTAGAAGTAGTAACAAGATTGAGGTGGTCAAGTGAAATTTACTTTTAAGCTCTACCGTGCGACAAGCAAATCGAAGGACGTGCCAAGAAGCCAAAAACTAATTCTTAACTCAAACGACCGCATGCACTTTCATCAAAAAGCTCAAATCGTATCAAAGGTAAGGCAGATAGCAAAGCACGAAGTAGAAAATACTATTTTGCTAGATCTTGGAGACAAAACTAAAAATATAAATGTAAAAAATCACTTTAGCGAGAATAATCCATGCGGAGTAACGTTAACAGTTTTCACCCCAACGAAGCGCAGAAGTGATCCAGATAACTTGCAGCCTACACTAAAGGCAATCATGGACGGATTTACAGAAGCGAAATTATGGACGGATGATAATCACGATGTCGTGAAGTACACAAAATATCAATTTGGTGGGTTATCTGAAACTAAAGCATACCGACTTGAAGTAGATGTAGAGGAAATAAACTAAGGAGAGCGAAATGGATTTTGCAAAAAATAAAGCCCTACAGCTAAATGAAGAGCTGAAGGACTTGTAAGCTAAAAATTAAAATCTTGGCAATCTTAGTAGATTATCTTGCGTAGTAAAATTTTTGACGGTACGAATGAATGGAGCGCGATTTGTTGGATGGACTGACTCAACATTTGCCCTTATTCCATAGGTATTTGTGTAGTAATATTCCATATGACCATCAATATATTTTACTACTTGTGGGACAGTTTCAACCGTTCCGTCTTCAAGTTTTACTTTTTCAATTTTTTCAGTTGAAGTAGCATTGTGATCAATTAAATGAATATGTGTAATTCTGTATGACATACTTTTTCCTTTCTAATTTATTTCAATAGTCTCAGAGCTTGATCGTTTGCGAATCTGGGTTAAGGGGTGAGTCGCTTTGATAAGAACATAATATCATAAAGTGTCTAGATAGTCAAGAGGATAGTACTATATATAGTCAAAATTAATTTAATCAGTAAAGGAAAGCACAACATGTGGTCAAAAATTGAAAAAATAATAAAAGCTAAGAATATAAGCGTTTACCAGTTAGCTAAAATGACAGGAATTAGTCGTCAGGCATTATCTCAGATGAAGCTAAAAGAAATAAAAAATCCTAGTTTTGACAAAATGGTTAAAATTGCAGACGCACTAGATGTAAGTCTAGATGAGTTTAGATGAAAAAGGAGAAACAAAATGGATAAAGAATTTAATGACTTTGTAAAAAATGAAATAGCTTTTAGACTTAGCTGTAAACCAGAACATGTTTATACAGTATGGCAATGCAAGACATTGCAAAACATCAAGGGGCTGTTTTCAAGTGATGTAGAATCTGCAAAAGGATTATATTTTGAAGCGACTTACAACGGAGATAAAGAAGAACTTTATCTTGATATGTATTCAAAAGTTAGCAATGAAGCAATTGAAGTAACTTTTTAAGATTTAATACATCTCGGTGCTCGCGCGGAAATCGAGTTAAATGACTGATCGAGCATGACTCAACCAGCACAGCCGAGACAGCGCACAGTAAATAGTCAGGCAGGAAGAGCCTAAATCTATCCAAAAGGTCAGTTTAGACCAAATGACTATTTACTGTATTTAAAAAAGGGAAGCCAGAAAGTGAATCATTTGAAGAGGTCATCAAATGACAGATAAAGATAAAGTCATCTTTAAATAACAAAAAAACTCCGATGTGCTCGAAGTTGTCCTAACTCTATTTTAGCACATAGGAGGTGCATTTGTGGCAAGTAAAATTGACATTTTACTCGAAAATTATTTTTTAGGAAACATACAAAAATGGATAGATGCACGTATCCACCAGATAACATACAAAGAAAAAATGGATAATCTTGGAATCAAATCTCAATCGACTGGAATATCACCTCAAGAGTCTCAACTAATGGCTAAAGAAGAGTTGGAGAAAAAGATAAATAGTGATGTTGATATTATGAGATGGCGTGATCAGATCTATTGGATTGAGTATTGGTTACCGAGTTATCCAGACGTTGAAAGGATATATCGAACGTATTATTCTAAACAAGAGAAATACTTAGGTGTCTCATTAGATCTTGATATGAGCGAGCGTTCAGTTTACTCACGTCGCAGTCTCTTCAAGGAGACTCTGTGCCAGTGGATTAGGTGAAATGCTCCCCGATTTTGTGCAGTTTTTGTGCAGTTTTGTTTCCGATTGTTTGCCGATTCTTTGCAGTTTTTAAGCAGAAAAGATTGGTACACTATTAACATGGATTAATTTAAAAAGCGTTTGTCACTGACAGGCGCTTTTCTTGTTGGTGTGGCGAATGAAGTCCATTAAATGCAGAGAGGGATGCAGCCAATATATAGGAGTTTAGATCAACGGTAGATCAACAGTCTCCAAAACTGTTAATGCAGGTTCGAATCCTGTGATTCCTGTTGGGACGTTGGACAGAAATATTTATACATTCAGCACATTTAGATGTGGCGGAAACTTATTAATTTGATCTTACGAGTTCGATTCTCGTAGTCCCATTAGTTTAGAAGTTTAGAAAGTGAGGTGTCTCATGCCAATGACTGGCAGATGTCGTGAACCAAATTGTCACAATCTGGTTATTAGGCCACTCCACTATTGCAATACCCATGCTGATAAAGAAGTGGCATATCAAGAGAGTAGGCAACGGTGGGCGAATCAAGACAATAGTAAACGATATAAAGATTACGACAGGAAACGCAATGAAGATCCGTTGAAATCTGAACAACATAAGTTCTACCAGACAAAGCAATGGAAGTCATTAAGACGTGTCGCAATCGCTCGTGACAATGGTCTGTGTCAGTACTGTCTCTCACGAGGTAGGGTAAGGACAGGTAAGATAGTAGATCACATCGTGCCTTACGAGATACAACCATCTAATCGATCTAACTTAGACAACTTAGCATACTGTTGCAGCTACTGCCACAAACATAAGACTGAATGGGAACAGATTTATTATGGCACGGGATTTGGGAACAAACATAAGGATGTCGTTTTAGTTAGAAAAGTTAGTGACATCCCTGACTTAAAAACGCCCTGATATTTTGCACCCCCGGGTTACTAATACTATGGAGAAACCACGCACATAAGGGTCATCTTACGAAAGACTTCATTTTTTTATTTTTTTTACTAGGGGGGGTACCCCAAAACAGGAAAGGAGAGCTATGACTAAAAAAATGTTTAAAGATATCAACGACGGGCATTTAAGCTATCAGCCTCCAGACCACCTTGGTAGGAAAGCAAAAGCGATTTGGCGTAAAGTTGTCCTTTTTTTAGAAACACAAAAACCAATTGAGCGAATAGATCAGACACTGGTTGAAATGTATTGTACTCAATATGAAATCTATCGAAATTCTTATGAACACATAAAAGAGCATGGCGAAGTTCAAGCAATGTATAAACCTATTCAAGATATGACTGGAAAAATAATTGATAAGTCCTTCCAAGGATATAAACGAAATCCAATGACTCAAATTTACTCTGACTCAATTAAGAATCTGGCAAAGATTGGATCTGAACTGGGCTTGTCTCCTAAATCACGTTCGGAATTAATGGGATTGAATGTTCAAGAAGACAATGAAGAAGATGATGGAATGGGTGCGTTCTTTGATGACTAAGAAGATTGATTTAACACAAACACATGATGTCTTAGGCGATTATCATTCAATTGACTATTCTGGATTAAAAGAAAAATATCCTGATCCTGGTACGAAATATGCTTTTGATGTTTTAGATGAAAAAATAGTGACTGGATATTTAATGAAGCTTGCTTGCTTCAGGCATTTACAAGATTTGAAACGAATAGGCAGCAGTGATTTCCCATATGACTATTCATTAAAACATGTTAAGCGTTTAATGATGTTTGCTAAAATGTCTCCAAACGTAGACACGATGGAGCCGACAAAATTAATGCCATGGCAAGAGTTTATGCTCTCATCATTAATTGGTTGGCGAAACAAAGAAGGCAGTAAACGATTCGGCCGTGCGGTTATTTCAGTTGGTCGTGGTCAAGGTAAAACGTATATGCTAGCCATATTAATGGCTTACTCATATTTTGTAGAAAGTCGTGGTTTAAGTAACCAGGACTTTTTGGTTTCTTCTATTAATGCCAAACAAACTGGTAAGCTTTACGGCTATTTAAAATCAATGATCAATGTGATTCAAACAATAAATCCATGGAAAAAAATAGCAGATAAGAATGATTTGAGTTTGCAAGCCGATAAGATCATTATGCGAAACACAAACAATGTGATTCGACCTATTTCTTATGAGTCTGGCCAATACGATTCTTACCATTTCACAACCGCTATTTTTGATGAAATCGGAGAAATTAAAAGCCGAGAAAAGATATCTAAGATTGTTTCTGGTCAAGTCAAAGTGCCTAACCGACAGTTCATTCAGATTTCAACTGCTTATCCAGACCCTACAGTGCCTTTTCACGAAGATGAAAGAATGTTACAGCAGGCAATGGAACAAGATTGGAATAGAGATGCAGATACTTACCTTTGCTTAATCTGGTCAAATGACAGCCTTGATGAAACTTATAAGCCTGAAACGTGGGTAAAATCAAACCCATTATTAGACTTGCCAACTGAACATGACAATCTCATGCAGGGGTTGCTTGATAAACGAGATACCGATTCAATGACGGGTGCGATTGCAGACTTTCAATGTAAAAATCTTAATATGTGGCTGTCTTCGGATGTAGATAGTTATTTGAATCTTGCAGACGTAGAGCGTGCAGTCATACCAGAATTCAAAAAATATGGTCGGAAAGTATACATTGGCATTGATTATTCAATGTTTTCTGATAACACAGCGATTTCTTCTGTTTTTCCCTATCTGGATGAAGAAGAAAAGCCAAAATGGCACGTTGAAGAACATTCATTTATTCCGTGGCAGGCAGCAGGCTCTATTGAAGCTAAGGAAAAGCAAGACGGAATAAACTACCGGGAACTTGAAAAGCAAGATTTTTGTACGATTACAAGTCATCCACAAGGCTTGATTAATGATGATGAAGTCTATGAATGGATAGTTAACTATATTGAAGATAATAACCTTGATGTGATTTTCTTTGGTTATGATGCCATGGGAATTACAAAAGTGATTCAAATGCTTTTAAACAATACCGGATTCAATTTGAATCCAATCCGGCAACGGACAAGCGAGTTAAAAGACCCCACGAAGTTTTTACAGAAAATATTTGTTGAAAGCACAATTAGCCGACTGGATGATCCAATCATGGAAAAAGCATTGCTACACGCTGTTTTAAGAGAAGACTCAATCGGAATCCAAGTAGATAAGCGTAAAGCAACCTTAAAAATAGATGTAGTTGATGCGATTATTGATGCACTGTATCAAGGCATGAATCATTTTGAGGACTATGGCATGGCAAATGACAAGAGTTGGCAAGTTGAACATATGACACCGCAAGAAGTTTTGGACTGGTTTAAGAACCAAGAATCAGGGCTTACAGATGAAATAGATGAAGAGGACTGGAACGATGAAGATTTTTAGGAACTTGTTTTCCTTAGTTTGGCAAGTATTTGATGTACTGATGTTTATTGCCTTTGCAATCACAATATCAATCACAATGTTTAAGTGGAATGCAACGGCAGGTGGAATCACTCTATCTGTTGTTTTTATTTTGGCTGGGATAATCTCAGAATTTATAGGTAAAAAAGGAGGTGATTAAGTTTGCCAATATTTAATTTTGCTGAACTCAGCAAAAATGACATCGTCAATCAAACAGGTGATCCGCCACTTGGATCAATGGATAGTTTTTTCCCAGACGGGAACGATGCATTAATCATGGATAGTTTTCTGGGAAGTAATCAGTGGGTGTCTGCAAGGGCGGCCTTAAAAAATCCTGACTTGTTCTCAATTATTAACTTAATGTCGAATGATCTCGCAAATGTCATGTTGAAAGCAGATAAGAGCAAAGCCCAAGGTATCATCGATCATCCAAGCACGAATGCAAGCTATCATGGCTTTTGGCAATCTGTATGGGCGCAACTCCTTATAGGCGGCGAAGCATTTGCCTACAGGTGGAGAAACGCAAACGGAAACGACGTGAAGTGGGAGTATTTAAGACCTTCGCAAGTCAGTACATTCTACTTTGAGTACGAAAATGGCATGTATTACAACATAACATTTGAGGATCCAAAGATACCGCCTCTCTTTCAAGTCCCACAATCAGACATTTTGCATTTCAGATTATTCTCGATTGACGGAGGAAGAACTGGAATGAGTCCCCTCATTTCAATGAATGATACTTTATCAATCAAACGTGAATCAAATCGATTAACGATGAGTTCACTTCGGAATGCGATGAATGCAAATGGTGTTTTGAAAGTCCAAAACGGTGGATTGCTTGACGATAAAACGAAGGCAGCTCGCTCTCGTAGATTCATGAAGACGGTTAGAAATAGCAATGGCGGCCCATTGGTGCTTGACGATCTTGAAACCTATACGCCTTTAGAAATTAAAACGAATGTTGCTCAATTGCTCAGCCAAACAGATTGGACTTCTAAGCAGTTTGCAAAAGTATATGGCATTCCAGATACCTATGTTGGTGGTCAAGGTGATCAACAAAGCTCGCTCGATCAAATCAAAGGATTATATGCGCATGCATTGAAACGTTACCTGAGTGCTGTAGTGAGCGAATTAGAATACAAGCAAGGTACGAAGATTACAACAGATATGCGACAAGTCGTTGACCCACTTGGTGAATCAATGATGACCTCTATTGCAAATCTTGTAAGATATGGCACTTTAGCCCAGAATCAAGGGCTTTTTGTTTTGCAGAAAGCAGGGTTTGTCGAAAATGATTTACCCGAACCTAAAAATATGAACCCTGTCATCACAAACGTGAAGGGAACAGATTTAAATGAAGTTTCAACACCACTGAAGGGAGGTGATTAGATGACTAATCTTAGAAAGGAGGTAATAAATGACGATTGTAATTGACGTCAAAGGCGACATCGTTGACAACGACACTGCAAATTATTTTGAGATGATCAACAATGAATTAGGAATCTCTCTTGATTATTGCAGCCCATCGAAAATTAATAAAGCCTTGTTATCCGATGATGACGAAGTCGAACTTAATATCGCTTCAAACGGTGGGGAAGTGTTTGCGGCAAGTGAGATTTACACAGTTTTACGCTCCTCACACAAAAATATTATTGCAAATATTCAAGGGTTAGCCGCTTCGGCAGCTTCTGTCATAGCAATGGCTGGCGACACAGTTAATATTTCTCCGACCGCACAAATCATGATTCATAAAGCTCTGAGTAACTCGGTCGGGAATGCGGATGACTTTGAACACGAAGCCAGTGTATTGAATGGAGTGGATCAATCTATTGCAGCAGCTTACGAGTTGAAAACTGGGATGAGTGAGACAGAGATTTTACAGTTAATGTCAAATTCGACTTGGATGAATGCTAAAACCGCGGTTGACAAAGGCTTCGCAGATAACATCATGACTTTTTCGGAAGTATCTCCAGTAATAATGAACTCATTAAGCGCAATTCCTACTAAAAAATCAATGAATAAATTTATTGATTTGATTAAAAATCAAAAAGTTAAAAATAAAGCAACATGTTCTAATTGTGGATCTTCTGCAGATCCAGTCACTTGTCCGGAGTGTGGTAACGATACTTGTTGTCCAGACTGTGGATACTGCTCAGATTGTGGAAAAACCACAATGAATAAAAAAACTAACAAAGCCGATTTACGTTCCCGTAAGTTGGCTATTTTATTAGACCAAAAAGGAGAATAAAAAAATGGGAATCAAACTTACCCTCAACCAACTTAACGATGCATGGATTGCATCAGGAAACAAAGTCACTGACCTGAACGACCAAATTAATATGTCGCTCAATGATGACAAATTCTCAGCCGAATCAATGACTGAACTTAAAAATCAACGTGATAATGAAAAGTCACGTCGTGATGCACTACATGAACAGCTTATCGAATCGCAAGCTGAACAAGTCATTAATATGCGTGATGAAGATGTTAAGCCACTGGATAAAAAAGAAAAAGGCTTGAAAGCTAAATTTGTTTCTGATTTCGTCGCAATGGTGACTGATCCAATGGGCTTCCGTCTGAAAAATGCTGTTGGCTCTGCCGATATGGGTACTGGTACTGATTCAGGCGCTGGGCTTACAATTCCTCAAGATCTTCGCTACGAAATCAACCAATTGGTTCGCCAATACGATTCATTGCAAAAGTATGTACGTGTTGAAAATGTAACGACTCAATCCGGATCACGTGTTTACGAAAAATGGGCTGACGTTTTGCCACTAACTATGCTTGACGATGAATCAACATCTATTCCAGATCTTGATAATCCAAAATTGCAGGTTATTAAATACCTTATTAAGCGTTATGCAGGTATCATCACAGCAACTAATTCACTTTTGAAAGATACTGCTGATAACATTCTTGCTTGGTTGACTTCTTGGGTGGCTAAAAAAGTAGTAGTGACTCGTAACCAAGCAATTATTGCAGTAATGGATGCAGCGCCTACTAAACCAACACTTACCAAGTTTGATGACATCATCACCATGATCAATACGGCTGTTGACCCAGCTGTTATTGCAACATCAAGTTTAATGACTAACCAATCAGGCTTGAATCAACTTTCACTAGTTAAAACAGCAGTCGGTAAGTATTTACTTGAACCAGACCCAACACAACCAAATACTTACTTAATTAAGGGTAAAAAGATCATCGTAGTAGCAGATCGTTGGTTGCCAAGCAAAGGAACTGTTAATGTCCCTGTTTATCCACTCTACTATGGCGATTTGAGCCAAGCAGTTACTTTATTTGACCGTGAAGACATGCAACTCACAACGACTAACGTTGGTGCAGGTGCGTTCGAAAGCGATACTACAAAGATTCGTGTCATTGATCGTTTCGATGTTAAAGCAACTGATTCTGATGCTTTCGTGGCTGGATCATTCGCTAAGATTGCAGACCAAGTAGGTAACGTTATATCTACACCAGCTTCTTAATAGACTGATAGAAAAAATAGAGGAGGGATAGAATGAGCGTTGCACTTGATGATTTGAAAGAGCAACTTAGAGTAGATGGAACTGATGATGATACGTCGTTACAGGCATATCTTGATGCTTCAAAATCTTGGATACAGAATGCAGTCACTTCAGACAGTGCAGACGTTCTTTTCTTTTCTGAATCGAATGTTCAGCCACTGTCTAATATCGCAGTCGTTAGCTTGGCAATGGAAATGTGGGCGAATCGCTCACTCTCTATGCCTTTATCAACCGTTACAGATATGATGATTGGACAAATGCGCGGCCTGTATTCAGCTTGGAAAGAGGCTCAAGAAGAACTAGCTTCTACAACTAGCGCTTAGGAGGATAAATGGCAAATAAATATAGTCCAAATGATCTAAATAGGCGCTGTAAAATTGGTTCATTCAAGACTACTAAAACAAAGTCTGGAGGGAGTAAACAAGAATTAGACACGGATAACGCATTAACTGTTTGGTACGGTGCGAAGACTCGAAGTTTAGTACTTCAACTTGGGCTGTCAACAGAAGCAAAAGATGATTTTGAAATCGTTGTGAGGCACAATACCCAATATATTGATATGGGGGCTGTAATGATAGGTACTGATTTGTACGAAATCATCAATGTTTCGCCAGATGATTCAGCAAAATTGGTTACGTATGATTTCATCACTTTAAGGAAAGTCACGAAAGGAACATAATTTTGAAAAGACCAACAGAAATTGTTCAAGGATTAATAGAATCAAGTGGCTTTGCTTTTGATGAGATCTATGAAAACTCAATTCCGCCCGAAAATAGAGATGCTTCAAACGTCACCCAAATTTTACTCACTGAAAGTGAGGATATGCCATCAGATTATGGAAATTCAAACTTTGTGAGGTTTAATTACGGCGTTTACATTCAAATATTTTATTCGGTGGAGACTGAAGTAGATACGATTTCGTCTGAACTTTCTCTCATGCAGTTTCTTGAAAGTAAAGGGTGGCTCGTCACTCAATCGAAACCAAGAATGGAGGACCCAGACACGCACCAGATAATTAAGAACTTGACCGTTCAAAAATCAATGACACTCAGCGAGATAGCAAATAGCTAACTCGTTTTTTAATACAAAAGGAGATACAAAAAATGGCAGTAGTAGGTTTAAAACAAGTTACTCTTGCGTTGCTTGATGACACAGGAGCAATTTTAGCAGGGACGTCTGGTCTTTCCACAAACGGAACGTTCCCGATCACAAATGATATGCTCGGTACTAAAACCGCAAATATCACAAATATTTCAAGCGCACCAACACTGATTTATGGAAATGACGGACAAGTTGATGCTTCAATCGCAAAGGGAACACCTTCCGTAGCGTTTGATTTCAATAATCTTCCAGCAGCAGTCAAAAATAAAGTGCTTGGTCGTGTGAATGACTCTAAAGGTGGGTACACACAAGGCAAAGTGCCAAAAATTGCAGTCTTGATTCAAACAACTGAAATTGGCACGCTTGATGCGCAATACATTGGATTTGCAGCAGGCAAGATGAATGAAACTGCGTTGAACTTGCAGACAAATACGGCTACTGAAGTTCGTGTAGATGATGCATTAACATTCACTGCTTTCTCAGTTTCTAAATGGGGCGGACAAGCTATCAAATTCTTTGATGGCGGAGATGCTCAATTTACTGAAGCAACAATGATGTCAGATGTATTTACTGGTTACACTGTTCCATCAGCTGGATAAAAAATAGTTAGGAATGAAGGCGAAAGGTGGTTCGATTCCACCTATTCCTTTTCAAAAAATAAAATAGAGTTTTTAAGGAGACTACCATGAAATTAACTGTACCAGAGCTTAGAAAAGAAGCGTTTGAAATTACTACTTCAATCAAAAACATTAAGAAAATGCACAATTATCAATTAGAATTAGCAAAGTTTGATGATGATCTTTCGAAAGAACAAGGAAAAGATTTTGCAGAGTTAACCAAAGCAAATGCTATTAATATGATCCACTACCTTGAAAGTTCAGAAGCCTTTATCAAAGAACAACTCGGATTGACAGAAAAAGAAGTTGAAAAACTTGAAGAATTTGGACGTGCAGAATTTGACAGATTAACAAATAAAATCATTCTTATTTTCCAAGGTTATGATGAAAGCTTTATCGATAGAGTCTTTAAGGAAGAGGATGGTGCAAAAGACGGCGAAAAAAAAGAACAAGCGCTGGCGAAAGGATAATCTATCATAACAATCAACTGATTGATTTAAGATTGTTTGAGCAAGATGTCATTAAGAACTGGAATTGGACATTGAAAGAAGTTGATGATCAAGACTATTATGAACTCATGGACGTATTCAATGCCGATGCAAACAAGAAAATGGCATCATTTACCAATATCAAAGAAATGTTCGGGCAATAATATGGAATTTGAAGAATTATTAAATAATTTTGTTAATAATGTAGAAGAAATTAGCACTAATTTATCTATTGAAGACCAGATTAGCATTACTAAAGCTGAAGCATTGGTCTATATGACAGCGCTGGAAGAATATATCAAAGACTCCCATTACAGAGTTAGATCAACTGGAGAAGACCCACATCTAGCAGATAGTATTATGATGAAAGGTACTAATATCAACGGCATTAAGGACGGCTCTTACATCGTTGGATTTGACACGTTAAAAGCCTATATCGCACGTTTTATTAATGATGGTACAAAGTTCCCACAGTTCACTAAAGTGTCTCACAGAGAGTACAAGAACCCTGGAGAAGTAGCAATCACAGCAGACCATTTCATGGATAAATTATATGTTGATGATGTAGTTAGAACGGCAATGATGGAAGCAGGAGCTTTAGAATATCAGAAGATTGTTGCAAAAAGATTTGAACAATGAAATAATACTCGTAAATTAGTGCAATTAAGAATATAATTACTTCATAAAAAATATTTGTGGGGTAGTTATATTATGGGATTACGCATTAGGAAAAGTATTCCAATAGGTAAAACTGGAGTTAAAATAAATTTTAGTAAAAGCGGAGTTGGAGCAAGCGCTGGTGTAAAAGGAATTAGAGCAACAAAATTAACAAATGGTAGAACTAGAACTACTTTTTCATTACCTGAAACAGGAATTACTTATGTTAAAGACTCAAGCACAAATCATCAACCTGAAAAAAATGTAGAAAATATTGGCAAACCATTTAAATCAATTGATACTACTATTTTAAGTAATGGCTCAAATGGATTTCAAAATGCTTTGAATAATTTAAATACAGAGTTAAATAATTTAGAGGACATGTATAGGGAATCTGGGTATTCAGAAAAAGAAGTAAATGATATGATGATTCAAGAAAATAAAAAAATAAATGAAAGGGATGGAATTACATCCCAAAAGAGGTTTTATAAAAAGGCTACAGGATGGCAAGTTATTACTTTAATTATTCTATTTCCAGCATCTATCATATTTTCTGCGTTATTAGGAACGATTTTTATTCCTTATGATGAAATTGAAGATTATTCTCCCCTATTATTTTTAGCAGTTTTATTTTCTTCTATCATTTTCTGGATTATTTATGCTACTTTTTTTAGTAAAAAAATTAAGGTTATTGACAGAATCAGTAAAAATAATAAAGTAATGAAAAGAGTAGATTTTTATAAACTATTAAAAAATGAATTTATTTATGAAAACTATAGTTTAAAATGAGATAAAGTTTGCAAGCGAATACAATTAAGCTTATAATTTCCTTAAATAAAACAATTTTAGGAGATTGGCTTGTGAAAAAATTTTTACTTATTGCGGTTGCAATGATGTCTATTGGAGTATTAAGTGCTTGCGGGAATTCAAGTGCTTCTAGTTCTTCAAATACATCAAAATCAACATCTTCTCATGATTCTAATTATTATTATAATCAAGAAAAAGATTCTTTAAAAAATTTAAAAACTTTGGTAGAAAATGGAGCTCTTAGCAATTCTGATGCAAAACAGGATTTTGAAAAAGAACAAGCTACTGATGCCAAGAATGGCTATGCTTCAAGTCTAAAGTGGACTGATGTATCTACAGATGGAGACACTAGTTCTTCTGATTCTTCATCTAATTCAAATATAGGAACAATAGGCACAACATTTAAAGATTCATCTGACGTTTCATATACTGTGACAGCAATTACACCCAACTCTCCAAATGTGTCTCTTGAAGATGCAAATTCTGGTGAAACTGCTTTAGAGGTAGATGTCACTGTAGTTAATAACGGCAGCAGTGTAGCAGATTTTAATGCAACAAGATTTGATGCATATGATTCTCAAGGTAATACTCTAAATTTAGACTCAGCAACGTATGGAAATGATGTTCCAGATACAATACCTCCTACTATAACTGCAAAGATAGAAATATTTTTTGATAATAGTGGAACTGGTCCTTATAAAATAACTTTAAATAATGTTGTTTGGTCTAGCCAATAATATTTAAGCTAGTTAAATTAAACTAATTTAGGAGATTATTTAGTGAAGAAAATATCATTAATTGGAGTTATTATATTATCAATCAGTTTGCTAACAGCTTGTGGTAATTCTACTGTTAAAAAATCTGATTCATCAAAAATCAGTTCAATAAGTTCAAAATCATCATCATCAGAATCTGTATCATCAAGTAGCTCAGACATACCAGTGCAAAGTAGCTCAGATGTTCCCGTATCAAGTAGCATTCAACCAGTAGATACAGGTGATCAATTAGCTTTTGGAAATATTACGCCATTTAAAAATCCTAATAGTGGAAATGTAATTAATGGAATGGGATTTACAGTTACAAATATCATACCCGACTCTAAAAAAGTAGATGATTTAGACCATATGGTTGAAGTTGATATTGAAATAGGAAATAACTCACAACTTACACCATTTTTTAATTTTGTTGATGGAATTAAAGTAACATCTTCAAGTGGAACTAAACTTATATTTGACAGTGGGAGTGATAATGTAATGGGTGGTGTTGTAAATGTAGACTCAGGAACAAATGATTACCAGGTATATTATGAAAATAACAGTGGAAGTTCTGGCCCATTTAAGGTGAAATATGGTAACTTATATTGGTCTAACTAACATAAAAAATGAATAATTAAAAACGTCTAAAAACATTTAGGCGTTTTTTCTATGCCTTGAAAGGAGGTTAAAATTTGCCAACAATTAGCAAAAATAGCTCAATCACACAGCCAATCGGTATTGATGCAACGCAAGCAGTCAGAAGTATCACGGAGTTAAAGTCAGCTGTTAAAGATGCAACAAACGAATGGAAAATCAATGAAGCTCAATTAAAGGCTTCTGGTAACTCTTTAGGCGCTGCCGAAGCTAAATATACAGGGCTTACATCTGCAGTTAAGGCTCAAAAAGATGTAATTGCAGAGCTTAAAACCGAACTTTCAACGCTCGACACAAAACGTGGCACAGAAGCAGGAGAAGCTTCATGGCAAAAGCTAAATAAGCAACTTAGCTCAGCTGAACGTACGCTTGGATCATATACGAATCAGATGAACAAGGCTGAGACAGCCTTCTATCGTCAAAAGTCTGGTATTGATGAGCTAAGTAACTCATTAAAAGTAAATAATGACCTGACTAAGTCACAGGTAGATTTACTTTCAGCACAAAGAAATAAAGTAGGTGCTGCAAAAGCTGAACTTTCAGGGCTTAATACTTCTTACGAAAAGCAACAAACTTTACTGTCTGCTCAGGTTGCAGAACTAAAGCGCCTTGAAACTGCTGAGGGAACAAGCTCCACTGCAATAGCAGAGCAAAAAGCAAAGGTCAATGAAGCCGGAACAGCTTTAATCGGATATCGTAACAAGATTCTAGAAGCAGATTTAGCGGTTACTAAAATGCACCCTTTCAACGATAAAAATATCCTTGGAAGTGGTCTAAATACTCTTTACCAAACATCGGAAAAAGTAACAACTGCAATGTCAGCAGGATTCGAGAAAGTGAGGCAATCAGCAATGATGGCCTCTTTTGGTATTGCAGCCATTGGTGCAGTTGCAATTAAAGGCGCTCAAGATGCCTCGGCTCTTCAGAATCAATATAAAACAACGTTTAACTTACTAGTTACTGGTGGTGAGCAAGCAGCTGAAGCTCAAAAAAATGTTAACAAAATGCAGTCCGAAGGTGCTGATTTATCTGTCAAATATGGTAAAACACAGAAAGAAATTGCAGATGGATATCAAGAATTAGTTAAAAGAGGCTATTCAAGCGCTCAAGCGTTAGGCGCTTTGCCAACAATGCTTCAAGCCTCAGTCGCTTCTGGTGATGATTTTACAGATGTTGTTCATAATTCAACAGCAGCGCTTGAAAGTTTTGGTAAAAAGGCAACTGATGTTACCGGCATGACTAAAAATACCAAAGAAGTCGTCAATGAAATGGCTTATGCAGCTGATATGACTGCTACAGACTTCTCAAGTTTAGGTATAGCGATGGAATACGTTGGCGCTACAGCTCATCAAAATAAGCTGAGTCTCTCTGAAACTGCATCGGCAATTGGTATTCTTTCAAATAACGGTCTTGAAGCAGATAAAGCAGGTACCGGACTTAGAAAAGTGATGGTTTCATTACAATCTCCAACAAATGACGCTGCAATCGCATTATCAAGTATTGGCTTAAGCACTAAAGATTTCGTTGACCAAAGCGGAAAAATGAAATCAATGACTGATATTTTTGGGCTGTTGAATCAACATACCGAAAAACTTAGTTCATTCGAGCAAGGACAAATCTTCCACGCTCTGTTTGGTACTACTGGTCAACAGGCAGGCTCAATTCTTTCAGCTAATGTAAAACAATTAGGCGAATTAAACGATAAAGTTAAAGAAGCTGCAGATGGTCAAGGATATGTTGTTAGGCTTGCAAACAAAAATATGCAGTCTACTCAAAATGAATTAAAACAATTTAAAGCAGCTGGCGAAGCTGCTTTAATTATGATTGGTCAAAGATCCTTACCCGCCTTAACTGATGCCGCCACTTCGATGGCTAAAGCATTTAATTCAAAAGAAGGAAAACAAGGGCTTGAAGATATCGCCGATTTGATTGCAAATATCTTCCAAGGCACTGTTGATATCGTTAAATTCATTGGAGCGCATAAGCAAGAAGTTATTACTATTGGTGAGATATTCGCTGGGATTTGGGCGGTTAATAAAATTGGTGATGCATTGATCATGGTCAAGAAAATCAACAATGAGCTTAAAATCATGTCAGGGTATAATGCTCTTTCAAATGCATTAGCAGGTAGACCAGTGTCGGTTGCTACAGCTGTTGAAAAAGAAGCTACTACTGATGTTGTAGCTGAAAGTGAAACAATTGCCAGCACTGCTACTAAAACTAGTATTGCTTCTAATGCTTTGAGCAAAGTAACTTCATTAATTCCTAAAATTTTAGGATTAGTTGGGAGTACGACTGGAAGTACAGTACTATCTGGTGGAGTCAATGCAGGCATTGAGTTAATGAGTAAAGATAACTCAGAGCAAAAGGCTGGTGGTGTTCTTGGCTCACTGAGTGGAGCAGCTGCAGGCGCAGCAATTGGATCATTCTTCGCTCCTGGGATTGGAACCGCAATTGGTGCCGCACTCGGAGGGATTAACGGATCTAAGATTGGTAAAGCTTTTAATAAAGAAATTTCAGATATGATAAAAGATGCAAGTCTGAAATCTGAGGGTTATGCCCCTACGCATGAAAATGCTGGGCCAACTCAGGCAGCCAAAGACGTTACAAAGCAAAATACAAGTTTCCAAAACGCTGTTAATACGAGTGCAATAATTGATAACTCTAAAAATAGTAATATTGATGCAGTGGCTAACACAACAACGACTGCCTATGCAAAAATGGGAAAAGGCCTTGATGAATTTTATTCTAATCAGGAAAAAGATTCTAATAAGCAAATCCAAACCCTTTTGAAAAACGGTGCTATCACTCAAGAACAGGCAGATAATCTACTTGCACGCCAAAAAAATGGCGATAAAATGCAAAGAGAGAGTCAGCAAAAGACTTTGGATAGCATGCAGTCTAATAGTACTAACTACTTTAAGACAGTTAAAGTAGCGAATGATAAGTATAACTCTGATTCACAAGCAGCTGAAAAGTCACATGCTCAAAAGATTAAAGATATTCAGTCCGGCAATACAGATGCCTTAAAATTAATTGAACAAAGATATGGTAAAAATTCTACTGAATATCGCCAAGCTAAAAATCAAGAGCTTCAAAATGAAGATGATACATATCATAAATCAAATGAAGCATCAGAAAAGGCTCACTTAGCGACTCTTAAAAAACTCCAAGAAGATTATGCCAAAAAGACTACTAAGGACGAAGATAAATTCAATCAAGAGCTTTCGGTTTCTACAAAAATTGCGCAAAATAAACAAAAAGATTTACTTGAAGAAGTCAAAAAATCTAAGAGCAAACTTAATGCAAAGCAACTACAAGACGTTGTTGAAAAATCAAATAGTGAATATCAAGCTGTTGTAGACAGTGCTAAAAAGGCAAAAGACGGATCAATTAAGTCAGCAAATGAGAAATATCAAAAAACTGTAGAAGCGGCAGATAAAGAACGTGCTGAAAATACATCAATTACTAAAGATCAGTACGATAAAATGATTTCAAAAGCCAAGGATGCACGTGACAGTACTGTCAAAACAGCCAAAGACGGATACACTCAAACTACTCAAATGGCTGGTAAAGATAGAGACGATACGGTTACTGCAGCAACTGATAAAGCTGATAAGTATGTTAAGGCGGCAGCTAAACAAGCAGGTGAATCAACGAAAGAATATGCTAAAGGATTCGCCGATACTGATAATTTCTACAATATGTTTATTGATGGAATTAATAATGTACTTAACTTTATTAGCAAACCATTTGGTCAAAAATGGGGATCAATTAAACATGTAGACGTGCCAAAATACGCAACTGGTACACGAGGCTTGCCAACTAACGAAATGGCACTAGTTGGTGAAGAGGGATTTGAACTTGCTCACGATCAAAATAGAGGTATCTTCCCAGTTGGTTTACAAGGTCCTGAAGTTAGACCCTTGCAAGCAGGCACCTCAATTCTTCCCCACTCCATGTCTAAAAAATTCTTGGAAATGACTGCTGATTTGCCAAAGCATAAGGACGGTGTATCGGGATTTCTTACAGATGTATGGGATACCATTAGCAACGGTCCGGAAAAAGTAATTAACGACACTTATAATTCGCTTGGGATAGGTAAGATAATTGATTCAATGCCTTACTCACTATCAAAAGTGGCGAGTGGTTCAGGGGATATATTAAAAGATGACTTAACTAAATTTGCTAAGTCATTTTTTGATAAAGCCGAATCAGAGGGGACACAAAATGCACCTTCTGGATCTGGTGTACAACGTTGGAAAGATCAAGTTAAAGAAGCACTTAAAGCAAACGGCTTAAGTACTTCAGACAGCATGGTGAGTAAAGTCCTTCGCCAAATCGCTACCGAATCAGGGGGTAATCCAAGTGCAGTCCAACATGGCTATACGGATGCCAATACGATTTCTGGAGACCTTGCAAAAGGACTCATGCAGACCATTTCATCAACCTTTAATGCTTATAAATTCCCAGGGCATGGAAATATTTTTAATGGCTATGATAACTTACTTGCTGCACTTGCTTACGCTAAAGCGAGATACGGTTCAAACCTCTCTTACTTAGGACAGGGGCATGGCTATGAAAACGGTGGGATTGTTGCAAATCATGGATTTGTTGAAGTCGCAGAAGGTAATAAAGCAGAAATGATTATTCCCCTTGACCCGCAAAAAAAGTCAAGGGCGACACAACTCTTAAATCAAGCAACAAAGACAATTAAAGGCAATGAAAGTTCATCAAATAATGATATTGCTTCAGCATTGAATCAAGCAGTTACATTGCTTTCAAGCTTGCTAGGGATCAATCAACAACAATTAACATCGCTGAATAATCAGCCACCCGTCAGAGCGCTAGTTGACGGACAAAGTTTTGCAAAAGGATTAGTTCCATATATGCAAACAGCGACTACAGATTTTCAAGCACGACAAAGTAGATTAGGGGGTAATAAAGCATAATGGCTTTTTCAATTAAATTTAATGAAATTGAACTATCTGATATTGTTGATGGCTTTACCTCTATCCAACGAGATACAGGTGGAGGATTTACCACTAACTTACAGTCTTCGAATGGTGCACCTCAAACGACCCGATACGGTCAAGATTTTCTATTCAATACAGTCAATACTAAAACGATCACGGTGAATTATGTTCTCCATGGGAATTTATCAGACTGGACGTTAAAGAGAAATCGGATTGCTTCAATTCTGAACGTTACAACGCCCTCTCCATTGATCTTTGGAGATGAGCCAAACAAAGTCTGGTACGCAGTTGCTGACGGAAATCAGACACTGGCTGAAGACCTTACCACAATGACAGCTACCGGGGTGCTTACATTCTTGGTACCGTCTGGGATATCCGAATCAACTTATACTCAAACGCTTAATTCTGAAAATTCTGGCGGAGAAAATGGAACCATTACAAAAAATAGTGATGGTTCTTATAGTGCTTTGATAAATAATCAGGGCTCACTTGAAACATTTCCTACTGTCAAAATAAAGTTCCCTTCTGACAATGGCTATGTTGGAATAGTTGGTCAAAGTGGACTGATCGAAGTTGGAAATAAAGAAGAAGCAGACACTCAAAGTTATCTTTACAACGAAAAAATGTTAGATGCTTCTGGAAGTACACTGTTTTCAAAACTCACACAAGCTTCGATTACACAAAGCCCAGCTAACAATGGCGTTGCTTTAAACGGAACTTTAAAATATGACGGTGATGGTATACGCCTTGGAAATTATGGAACTGGATCCAGTTATCATGGCGGTGTACTTAAATTTGATGTCCCAACCGATTTGAGCGGCCATAAAGGCGCTAAAAACTGGTACTCATGGTTTAATATCTTTTTCTGGGCGCAGGCTTTTGGTCAAACAGGTATTATTCAGCTTTGGTACATGGATAAAAATGATGTACCAATCATCATGAATGAAGTTGTGAAATCTGATATGTCTGGCAATACTGCTTACTGGAAAGGCTGGGTTGCAGATGGAAAAGGTGGAATTAGGTTAATTACGCAGGCTTCATTTCAAGCAAACAACGCTGAATCTAATCAATCGTCCCCTAACGCTATGTATTGGCAAGGTGGGGGCGCACAAGATCTATTAAAAAATGGCGCTAATATCGGGTTTTATTGGTATGGCAGGCATAATTTCTATGTTCCTGAAATTGAAAATATGGAAGTTGATCATATCTATGTTGACTTAGGCGCTTATAGTAACAAGTCAATGGTAAGTAATATTTCACTTCGGAAACTAACTTTTGAAGAACAGAACGAAACTTTATATAAAGATGTTCCTAATAAATTTTCTGCTAATTCAGAACTTAACATCGATATGAATAATGGAAAGATCATTAAAGACAGTCTTCCAACAAATAACTTATTTGTTTTAGGCTCGAAGTTCTTTTCACTCCCACCAGGACAAAGCGAGCTAAAGATTATTCCTTCCAGTTGGTTTACAGGAGATCTTGATATAGAAGTAACATGGATTGAGAGGAACCTATAATGCAATTGAATATCCATGGAACTAATTTGAAAATTGTTGGATTTATTGACAATGATATTCCAGGGTTGCCTTCATTTTTTAATGATAACTTCCATACTTATCTCGCTGAAGGCGCCGCAACCTTTGATTTTACAGTCAACAAATTTAAAAAAGGTGTCTTACAAGATTATTGCCAATATCTTAATGAGCAATCTTACATTAGTCTTAATTACAACAGTAGAGATTATTTATTTTACGTGGCGAATTTAATTGATAACGATCAGTTTATCACTTTATCTTGCGAATCATTGAATCTTGAAATGATCAACGAAAACGTGAATCCGTTCACTTCAACGACCGCTCAAACGATTGAGTGGTACATTGCTTCAATGGGTATCTTATCCTATGCAAAAATCACTTTAGGGATTAATGAATTATCAAGTTTGACTAAAACATTAAGCTATGACAGTCAAGATACGAAGCTTGCTCGATTGCTTGCTTTAGTTGGTGATTTTGGCGGTGAGTTTGAATTCATTACAGCTTTAAATAGTGATGGCACTCTTCAGAGTATTACGCTCAATCTTTATCGAGCAAATGACGGAAATCAAATCCAAGGAGTAGGGAAAAAGCGTGATGATGTCACGCTTTTTTATGGCAAAAATGTTGTTGGGATAGAACGACAGGTTGATAAAACGCAGATTTTTAACGCAACAACCGTAACTGATTCTAACGATGCAGTCAATTGGAACGCCTCTGCTTGGTCGGTTAACAATGCGAACGGCCAAGAGGAATTCTATAAGAGAGCTGGAAGTGATACAGCTTATGCACCACTTTCGAATGTAATGTATCCATCTCAAACCTCTTCTGATTCCTCAGATACATGGATCAGAAAAGACCTTTCGGCTAGTGCAACGAGCGCGGATGATCTCTGGGCTTATGCGCTTAGTCAGTTTAAACTTTATGCTTATGCAATTGTTACATATGTAGTAACCGCAAGTAGCAAGCTCCTGTCTGAAACTGTAGGCAATGGAACACCTCTCGCGATTGGTGACACGATAATTATTCAGGACGATAATTTCCCAAGTGGTTTGATCTTATCTGCTCGAGTGTCTGAAATGCAAATTAGTTTTTCAAATCCAGCGAATAACGTTATTACTTTTTCTAATTTTACGAAACTTCAAAGTCAAGTTTCAGACGATTTAATAAGTCAAATGAATGCTTTGGTCGACGCAGCCACTCCTTATCGTTGTGAGGTCTGGACGACAAACGGAACAAGCTTTAAAAATGGTACTGGCTCAACAGAGTTACAAGCGCATGTCTTTAAAGGTTCTGATGTTACTGAGGTAACCCCTGATACTATTCAGTGGATCGCAGATGGTACGCCTATCAGTTCTGGAAATGGCGGTAACTCACCTAATTTAACAGTCAATGCAAGTGAGATATTTCAAAAATCAGTGATCAGTTATCAAGCAACTTTTGGAACTAGAACTTACAACAGCCCTGATATCACAATGCTTGATGTTTCAGACGGTACAAGTCCAATCAATCTAGTTATTGAATCGAGCAATGGTTACCAGTTTAAAAATAATATCATCAATACTGTTTTAACTGCAAGGCTTTATCAAGATAACAACGAAATTGATACTGATGGGACTGAATTTGTCTATGTATGGACAAAAATTAATGCAGATGGCGCGGTTGATACTACTTGGAATTTACAACATCAAGCAGGGTCAAAATCAATCACAATCACTAATAGCGATTTACAACAAAGGGCAACATTTGATTGTGTTGCAACCTCACTATTTTAAAAAGGAGAAAATAAATGACAATTGTTTCAAGTGGTCAAATAACAATGACAGATTTGACAGATGGAATGCAATTAAATGCTTTCATCACAGCAAGTGGTGTAACTACGCAAACTTATGATGCAACCGCTCAAACGTGGTCACCCAGTTATGCAACAACAGCTCAAGTGCTTACGCTTAATCTTACTAAAGCAGGTAGTGTTACTTCAGTATTAAGTGGATTGTCTGGTGCAATCACATGGACTCGGACAGACGGGACAACGGCAACGACTATTACTTCCACTGTTACGACAGATACGCAATATCTTGGCGGTACGGGTAACAGCGTTCTAACCACTAAAGTTAACGTTCCTATTGCTAACTCAGCTTCACGGTTTACTGCTTCGGGTCTTTGGGTAGATCCAATTACTGGACTTAACGTTCCATTTTCAGCAGTGCTTGATTTAACAGTAATGCAACTCGCTAAGTCTGCAATACTTGTTAATGTTTATGCAGGGAATGGCGGTGCATTTTACAATAGCCTACCAGCTAGCTTAACAATTAATGCAGATCTTTATAAAGGTGGAGCATTATCTGCAGGAAATAAACAAATCTTCTTCGGATATGCAGATAGTACTGTCACAACAACAGGTTCAACTGGCTATAATGCGAATCTTGGTCTTGGCTGGCACTTATGTAGCGCATCTACAACAGGTCAAACCCCTAATGTCGTAGCAGGTACAAATACTACCGCACAGGGAATTCTAACAGTTACACCCACAGTTATTACAAATGCTCAAAGTTTCAAAGCAGTAATCATTGACGAAGCTGGCGGAACTGCAGGAACTGTAGTCAGTGGTATCACTACACTTTTAGATTATTCAGATCCTATCACTTGCACTATTGATAGCACAGCTGGAAGTATATTTAAGAATGGTGCAGGAACTACAACACTTACTTGTCGGGTATTTCAATCAGGTGCAGAGATTGATACAGGTGGAACTACTTATACTTATAAATGGTCTCAAAGAGATCAAAACGGAACGTTAAACGCTAACTTTGGCGGTACAGGTGTGCAGTACAAAACTGGTAAAACGATCAGTGTTGCTGCAACAGATATCACTGTTAAGGCTCAATACACGTGTGAGGTGAATCTATGATGACTAGTAAATTTTATGCAAATATCGAACTGGGCGGAGAGATTACACAAGTAAGTTTTGAAGCTAAAGATGCAAGCGACGTGATCGAGCAGATATGGCGCACTTATGGAATTTCTACTCCTATTATTGAAATATGGGAAGAGGTAGTAGCAAATGACGATAGTAGCGAGCAATAACTATACGATCAGTAAGGTTTCTGATGGTTCTCCAGGTTCACCAGGTCCAACTGGTGCGCCTGGTCAAATCTATCAGCAGACGACAGAGCCAACGACTAAAGTAGTGAATATGCTTTGGCAATATACTGGAACTTCTTCAATCACTGCTAGTGGCGCGACAATAGCGCCTAGTAACATCTATGTCTGGACTGGAACGACTTGGATACTTTGGTCGATTACAGTTGCTAATTTAATTGCAGATAAACTTTCGTCAATAGTATCTACACTTGGTGATGTAACTTCTGGTAGTATTACTAACGAAATTAATGTTGGAAGTAATAATGGGGGGAATAATGTATTAGACACAGGAACGGTCGTAGTTGATAACTATGGAATCACATTTAATTTTGATCATCTTATCAATTCAATAAAAGATAGTTCACAACAAAATAACTTTGGGACAGATGGAATAATATTATCCAAGTTTGATACAAGCGGGTATGTCACTAAATCAATATCTGCAAATGTAAATACGGGTATTGATGTTAATGATGGTAACGGTAATCAAACGGATATAGATAGTTCCTCTTTTAATATTTTAGATAGCAATAGTAATTCTACAAAAATAACTTCCACAGGAATAACAGTAAAAGGTAAAGATCTTTCTAATACTTATAGTACTTCAGAAATTGCTGTAGGAACTTGGATAGATGGAAAAACCATTTACAGAAAAACTTTTTCTATAACAGGCATATCAGCTGGAACAAATTATAATCATGGGATTGCTAATATTGATCAAATTGTAGAGCTTCATGGATTGTTTAATAATGGGACAACATTTACCATGCTTCCACTTATGGGCTATGCTAGACAGGTTCAAGCTACAAGATCACAGTTTCAATTTAATGGCGGAAGTGAAGCAACAGGGGATAAATATACAATCACTATTTCTTACACTAAAACAGTTTAAAAAAAAAATAAAAAAGGACAAAACAAAAATGGAAAAATCAATTGATTTAATCGTAGTACTTTGGAATACAGGCGTAATTAGCGCTATCGCAATCTGGGCTATCCGTCTACTGCAGGCACACACTAAAAACCAACGACTAAAAGTACTTGAAAGTTATGCAGGACAGGCAGTATCAGACGTCAAGGATCCAGCAAACGTAACTGATGATGAAATGCAGGTTGCAACGATCAAGCTTATTAGTCTGATCAATCAAAGTGGGTTAAAACTTAAAGTTCCCGAAGATCAAGCACAAGCATTGCTCAAAGGCGCGGTTAATGGCTTGAAATCATTGCTCAAAGTAGCTTAGAAATCGGGTGAGTATGAATGACTGGACAAGTAAGTTGCAACTCATTGGCTTAATATTTACTGTTATTGGAGGAACGTTCGGAGGGTTTGCAATAATCCTCCGAATGCTTAAAGGCTACATTTTAAATGATTTCAACAATACAATGGAAAAGCTTGATATGACTATGCAAGAATTAAGAAATGATTTAACAGAATCTCGTATTGAACGTAAAGAAAATGATAAAAAGCTCTTTGATATTTCAGATGTTCATACTAAAGAAATTTACGCTATTAAAGGTCGTGTACAAACCCTTGAAGTCGTAAATCATATTGGAAAAGGAGAAAAATATGACTAAAAATATAAATGAAAATATTTTTAAGTTTCATGATCCAATAAAATTTTCAGATAGGCAAAAAGTGAGTATACCTGTGAAACAATCAGATGAGCTAAATGTAGACTATATTAGCATCAATGGGAATATCAAGAAGCTCGAAAGAATAGAAGGAGAATCATAATGGCTTTAAACGGAATCGACATCTCGAGTTGGCAGGCAGGAATAGACTTATCAAAAGTACCCGCTGACTTCGTGATCATCAAGGCGACAGAGGGAACGAATTACGTTAACCCTGACTTCAAACGTGCTGCAGACCAAACTATAGCAAGTGGTAAACTTCTCGGTATTTACCACTTTGCAGGTGGTGGAAACCCACAGCAAGAAGCAGACTACTTTATTAATGCTGTAAAACCGTACATAGGTAAAGCTGCACTCTTTCTAGATTTTGAAGCAGGCGCAATCAACGCTTGGGGTGCAAATGGAGCGAAGCAGTGGCTTGATTACGTGGCGAGTAAGACGGGAGTTAATCCAATCCTCTACACGTCTGCTAGTGTAACTCGTCAGTTTGACTGGACAGAAATTGCTAAAACCTATGGCTTGTGGCGTGCGCAATACTCAGATAATGTACCCGGTGGATATACGGACCCATGGACAGACGGAAAAGGTCAAGGTGCTTGGCCAGCTGTAGCAATTTACCAGTACGAGAATCTTGGCCAGTTACCTGGTTACGGCGGAAACCTCGACCTTGATCAAGCAAACATGACACGTGAAGCGTGGGGGCGATATGCAGCAGTTGGAGGGCAATACGTCGCACCAACTGCGCCAACAGCACCCGCACAACCAGTCAGATCAATCGCAGGTAAAAGCCTCGAAACGCTCGCTGGAGAAGTTCAAGCCGGTTTATGGGACTCAGGCACTGCACGATCAAATGCACTGGGGCAATATGCAGTGGGAGTACAAGCCATTGTCAACGAGCGTGCAGGTACAGTTACAGCCCAGCAATCACACGAAACCCTTACCAGTGAAACCCTTGCAGGACACTACGGGAATGGGAATGATCGTATGTTCTTGCTTGGCTCTTATTATGATGTGGTCCAAGCGGCTATTAATGGTAAGAAAGTAGTTTCAAGTTCTACATACACCGTAAAAGGTGGGGATAGTTTAAGTGCAATTGCTGCAGCACTTGGCACCTCAGTAGAACATATAGTTCAAACTAATGGTATTAAAGACCCAAACTTAATTTATCCCGGTCAGGTTTTGGTCTTTTAATATATTTAAAAAAGAAGGGGGAAATAATGACAACAAAATCAGATGTCGCTAATTGGGTAACCAATAACACTGGCAAATACTTAGATTTTGATGGGGCTTACGGAACACAATGCTTTGATCTCATCAATTTTTATGTTAATGATTTATTTAGTAAGGTTGGGGTAATCCAAGCAGCTGGAGGAGCTGCAAAAAATATTCCCGACTGGCTTCAATCACATCTTGGATGGGAAAAGTTTTATTGGAGTAATGAATCTGATCTTAAATATGGAGATATTATTACTTGGAATGCTTACCCAGGGACAACAAGTCCAGAATTTGGTCATGTAGCAATTTATATTGGTAACAGTCAAAAATTTGAGACAAATGGTGGTACTGGTTCTGGATATGGCTCAGGAGATAATGCAACAATTAGGACATTGGTCACAGGTGGGGCTTACATGGCGGTAAGGCCACCAATTATAGATGATACAGACAATCCCTCAAACAACACTAATAAAAAAGGAGAAACAACAATGCAATGCACATTTACTACAGGAGACGGTACAATTTTCTATTTCAATGGTTATGATAAAATCATTGCTTTAAATAATTTAGACCAACTTACAATGATTAATGACCTTTACCTTAAAAATAATGGTCAGGCAATGCCTCATTATGCATGGACTCCACAAGCTGCTTGGTACAAACGCCTAGTTGAAGCAACTGGTGCAAAATGCGTAAGCACAGATGGCACACCTTATGGAATGTATTAAGAAAGAAGGTGAAAACCCTCGTTTTCTATTATTAGCCCTGACAAAAGTTGGGGCTTTTTTTAATGCTCTGTTAACATTTTTATTAAAAAAAGGTAAACTATTAACATTGTATGACCAATGTTAA